GCATCCGGTGCATTGAAGTTATATATGATGCTTTGACCGTATAAGAACTCTGTTTTGATTACCTCAAACACTGAAGTCTCATATGTACCATCACCTGCAACAAGTGTAACCGCAGGTGTGGTGTTATTGCTTTTTATCTTGAACTTAACGACACTACCTGCATCAATACCGATGCGATATGTAAAGTCAACTATTTGATTGTTGAATACGTTGTAGTTTTCCAAAAACACATCAATACCATCAATCTCCAAGAAGTATGATACGTTGTTTATTTGCCCTGCAACCGTGAACTTATTGCGGAATCGGAAGGTGTAGTATCCACCTGAAGGTGTAGTGTAGGCAAATGTGGCTGTATTAAAGTCTCCGTTATTATCAAATATCTCTGTGTTTACACTTACCGTTGCTGATGACGTAGTAAGAAGCAAGGATGCACTATTGTATGCAGTGAACAAATAGTTATTGAATGAATCAGTACCAATGATGTTTGAACTATTCAACCACGGCATATAGTAGTTGGATAGTGTAGTAAGTAGCGTGCCGCCTACAAGCTCAAAACCTGCATCTTCAAATATCTTTTCAAGTAAATAATCATAACGCAGCGATGGAGTAAGGTCTGAAGGCCACACAGGTGTAGCTGCTGTAAGCAATGACCGGCTATTAACTTCACCGCCTTCACTCCATATTTGACCACGATCGCATAACGTCCATATGCGTGTTGCATTTGGATTAGTCACATTCTGATACGATACTACTTCATCAAGATTAGTTAGGTCGGTTATATCCTTAAGTTTCTTCTCGCCTATGTTGCGTACTAAATCAGGTGTTTCAGCATAAAATGCCAACTCCACTTCGTTTATGCGATTAGATTGACGATACACTTTGCGCACACGTACATAACCTGTGGCAATGGGTAATGTATCAACTCTGATTTCAGCATTCAGTTTGTAGTGAAAATAATTAGCAGTGCCTGCTGTTACATTAACATCAAACAATGCACCCAGTGCAAGCTGATTATTCTCCGAAAATGGCACTCTGAATTCACGGCTAAACGCACCCTGTGCTGTAAAGTTAGATAGGTCTTGAAACTTCCAATTTTGGCTGATGCTTTCATTCTCGTACAAATCAATATACGATTGAGTGAATGTATCCACCAACGTGTCAATGTAGATGTCTTGACTTACTGGAGTTGGTGATATATTAGAATAGTCAAGATATGCATCAAAGGTTATATCACCTGTATTAGGGTCAAACGCAACAACAGTAGATGTAGTAACTAAACCACCATTAGGACCTGTGATGATAGTACCAATGGTAATAAGGTTAGCAGGAGGATTACCAATATCTGCAATATTTGCAACGGTGCCACCTGCAGGGTTAAAGGCTGTTGTATAAGGTCCTGATGTGCTATAACCCGTACTGCCTGCAGTAACTATTAATTGTACTTCTCCGTTCATATTATGTCCAGTATTGGTTTGACATTCTTACACGCAGTGTCAAATTATATAACTTGCCATCACGTGTTTTCTTTTCTGTGTAGGTTGTATCATCTATGTTGACAGGTATTGCAATAGCCTTACCTGCATCGGTGCTTAACCATGTAACCTGATTACTTGCAAGCAATGAACGCAAAAAGATAAACTCATTCTCTGTGATGTAGTCACTATTGACCTGCAGCACCTGCTCCACTAAGTTCCTTCTATCTTGCAAACCCCTATCATTTGCACTGAATACAGATGTTGTACCATTGAATAACACTTTGCGGTATTTCTTGCGATCTATCTCATCTGTAATTTCAGACTTTTTAGTAAAGTTAAAATAGTCCCAACCACCACGAGAATTAACCCATCCAAGACGTATCTTATCATTGAGGCAATCTGATTGACCATATTTGCCAACGTTGTAAAAAGTGTATGCAATACTCTTTTGTGATGCACCCGCAAACACCGTCACTTTATAAGCACGCCAATTTGGAAATAGTGATGGTTTCACTGTTAATCCTACCCAGTCATTAAGGTTAGCAGGATAGACAGGCAAAGCTTCAATATCATAACCATTCAGTGTTACGTCCTGTGATGTAGGAGCACCAACACTTGAAAAGATAGTGATGTTGATTTTAGTAACTACGTTGTTGCTTAGATACGTACTATTGCCCGGTATGCAAAGCAAACCATAGTCCGATTCATATGCAGGTATCCATGTGTTGTTTGGTGTTGTTGGTCCTGCACCAAGATTCCACGATGCTGCAAGATACCAAGGATGCGTATCTGTCTTTCTATCGCTCATGGCATAGTAGGTATTGCCTATCAATGACTGCCCTACCTTTTGACCACCTGTCTCTACATTTGGCTTATATCCATCAATCACTTGAAAGTATCCATTAATGGCTATCATACCCTCACCCGCAACTGCACTACCTTCTGCTTCTGTTAGCACACCACCAACTAACCACCACTCACTAACTGAAAATGTTATTGTGCGCTTGCTTAAATCATCTTCTGTATCTGTGGTGCTAAAGTGCCAACTCAATGGCTCATAGTTGCGCATATCTTCAAGCAATGGAGCAAGGTCAAAATACAAATTATCATCTGGTGCAGCAGGTATGTAGAAGTTGTACGTAGTTGCATCTATCGTAACCTCCACACCATAGCGGAATCCTGTCTGTGCTGTTTCAGTACTGGATGCTATTACCATTAATTTTTGACCACGTAATGCCCATTTGTAGGGCTGGTCTAAAAGTGTTACTGCCATTATTTTTTTCTTAGTCGTTTGTTCAACAATAAACGTGTTTCAATATCCTTTGAATACATCTGCATCAATTTCTCTTTGTATTCGTCCCATGTGTCTTCTATTGCCTCGCGGTAATAGTGTATTCCTTCTATTCCATTTTCACCGATGCTCCTTGCAATGGCAAAGGCTGCACTCTTGATGTTGCTTTCTGTTGACTTGATAAACTCCCCCTGCCTGTTGCGTAACTTAATAGGCTTGATGCGTAACCAATTCTCAATAGCCTTAACAGGTGGCCGCTTTGTTGGATCACCCGGATAAGGTTTGCGTCCCCACTCAATCACATCTGCATATTGACCTGCTGCATCATTGTCTACTGTGAAGTCAAGTGTAGGCTTGCGGTATCGTATGCGTAGTTTGTAGGTAAGTGAGTTAATCAATGTGCCTGATGCAACACGATTGACCACCTTACCACGCACCCTGCGTTTGATGCGCAGGTTTGATTTTGCACGCTCCACTACTGCAGCTGCATATTCCTCAAGTGCTATTTTAAAAGCATCATCCGCCATTATACTACTTCTTCAAATTCAACTATTGCACCTGTCAATGCGGTCAATGCACCTGATACACTTGAACGCATACGCATGGCAACGGTGCCATTTGCACTGCAGCGTATAACACCATCAGATGTAGCACATCCATTCACACCTGTTACCAGTGTTCCAGTGTCGTATCCTGTTTGGTTGTTTACAAAGTTGGTAGTACCGGTTGCTGCTGCTGTAAAGCGGTAGCGTGTTATGGTCAAAGTAGGACCACTGACCGCAAAATTGATAGTACCGGATGTGACCGTATAAGGCATAGTTGCACGCCAATCACCTGATAAGAACGCAGTGCCTAATCCTAAATCAGTCTTTAATGATGCAAGTGACAATGCGCTAATTGTATTATCAGCATTGATACGCAAATAACGAATAGCACTTGGATTTGGTAGTGTAGCAAGATTAGTTCCTACTGTTGTTAGTCCTATGCTATCCTGCTTACCATTGAATGTTGACCAATCAGCACTGCTCAATGCACCGCGATTTGCTGCGCTTGCAGTGGGCAGGTTAAATGTATGCGTACTGCCTGCGCTGTTAATAGCAAAGTCAGTACCTGTTGTACCTGTTGCAAATGTTTGTGTGTTTGCAGTTAGGCCATTCAGTGAAGACAATCCGATAGCATACGTAGTATGAACCTCACCTATCTTGCCGTCTTCTGTGTATAGTGTAACAGTCTTACCATTGGTGTTTTGAATATCAAATTCAATATATATGCGGTCGGTTGCAGCTGTGACTGTATTAGGAACTGATATGCTGAACGTATACAAATCAGGCACGTTGCCATTTGTGATTTGTTCAAGTGGTGAAGTAGCCACCAACGTAAATGTGCTGCCGTTGTAAGTATAAAGCTTGGCAACTATTTCAGCATTATTTGAACCACCACCTGTTTCACTCAAATACACATCGATAGTCCACACACCTGAAGGAA